AAGGCAGTCAAGACACAAGTAGACGAGCTGTCTGCTAAAAAGAATGTAATGGAATTGGAATATAATGAATTGAAAACCGTATTGGACGAGTACAAGAACATTATTGAAAAACAGTCAGGAACAGACGAAATAGATGAAGATTTACCGGCACAGTTTTGGGATAAGATAAAATCACAACAGAAGAATCCTGAAGGTAATCTAAATAAAACGTTGGAGGCTGTTTTTTCCAACGGTAAAAATGCAGAGGAAATAATCTCAGACCTAACGTCTAAACTAAATAGCATAGAGTCTTCTATAGGCACTATGGATGCAAAAATAAACTCTTTACAAAAACAACTTGAAATCAAAACCGAAGATTTGGAAGAAGCTAGAAGTGAAGTGGAAAAAAGAGTTTCTAATTACATAAATTCTAGCGGTATTGGAACGTTGGTAAGTGATGTAACAGGATTGGGTGACGATGCCACTGATAGTATAACACGTACCATAAATAGTGGTTCTCTGAAAGAATTTGACCTATATGACCCTGGTGATAAAGTAGACAAACTCGATATAAAACTAAAGAAACTAACACCACCAAAACTTTCTGATTTAGCGACTATACTTGCCGGTGGGTTATCATTCAAATCATTGTTATCTTCACTATCTTCATTCAGTCTACCGGGATTGGGTGAATTGGATGATATAGCTCAGTATGCAGATCAGGCAAAGGCACTTTATGACGGTGATCTATCAACTCTTACTTCAACTTTAGGTGACGTTGGAGCATTAGATGCCATAAACTCGTTTGAAGAACTAAAATCACTACAAGCTAGTGTTGGTCCAATTATTGAAGAAGGTAAGAAGATATACGAACAAGGAAAAAAGTATTATGATGAGGGTAAAGCCATAGCAGATAAAGCATCTAAGGCTTACAAAGAATATGAAAACTTGAAGAAACAAGGTGAGGCTGCTTGGAAAGAAGGTGGTCGTCTTTGGAATGAAGCTAAGGCAGAAGTGGATAACTTGAGAAATGAGGCTGGACGATTATTAGAAGAAGCTAAAAATTTACCGGGTAATCTCCGAGATGCCGCTATTGCAAAGGCAAATCAATTGGAGCTAGAGGCAAAGACTAAAATAGAGTCTCTAAAGAAAGAAGGACAATCTAGATTGGATTCTGTGAAAAAAGAATACGATTCATTGAAGACACAATCTGAAGATTTACTGAATAAAGGAAAAACATTATTAGAGGATCCTAAAGTTGTAGCTGCCAATGAGGCTCAAGCTAAATTAGATGATGCAAAACAATCAGTTGATCTTCTAAAAGATTCATATTCTGAGGATGTGATTTCAACCATAGAGAGTGCAGTAGAGAAAAAACAGGCTTTTGATACTGCTATAAACAAAGTCATTTCTACCCAGAAAACTCTCTTGAATTCAAAAGAAAAAACAAACATAACTAAAGAGTCCGTAAAACATTTCCCTAAAGACTTCCGTCCATTCTCCGAATGGGTATTAGCTAGAGAGAACGAAGTATTGAATATTGAGGTTCCACAAACAGGTCAAAGTACAACAACTGATTCTACTCAATTAGTTACGGTAGAGGGATCGCCAACTTTATTGTCAAACACGATTCCTACCGATGATGTTGGAAGTCAATTATCAAATCAAACATTGACACAATCTGCCCCAGTACAATCAAACCCATACATAATTTACAGGGGCGCTACTGGAAAGATAAACAATCCAACACTTACTCAAATGAATAGTGGTACTTATACCAACTTTGGATTTGAGAGAATACCTACACAATTCAAATCATACTTTGACTTTGGTAAGAGTGAATCTACACCTGTGAATTTGAAAAAGTTATTTGACGGGTATCTTGATTCTATAATGAGTCCAATTGATGTTGCACTTCTTTTGAATCCTGGTAATGTAGGTATGTTCAACAATGTGGCTCCTTATGGATTTGGTGAGGGTAGTGAATTGGCGGCTGCTGTTACATTCCAAAAAAGAACCCAACGTTCTGTTGGGTCTTTATTTTCAAAAGGAGGAATTGGTACAGAAGAACAACCTAATTGGGCGTATAATCCTGAATGGGCTGGTTTATATCTAAACTTCTTGTTAGAAGAGAATGGGGTATTTCAATCAGATGAAGATTTTCTAAACTTCAGAAAAATAGCAATCGTAGAAAGGTACGTCAATGAGGGATATGGGTTGAAATTGAAAAATACGGCACCTTTGACTGAAATACCAAGAAGTTTTCCAGGCGCTGTTATTGCTTATTTTGATAAAGCTACAAGAAAAGGTCACGCCGAATTACTACTGAGAACAACAATTGGTGGGTTTATAACTCTTGCTGGAAACATACAACTTGATCGTGTCTCTAAGTTCGGTACAACACATGGTTTCAAAACTTACTACTCACTAAAAGAATTCTCACCGTCAAATGATGTCTACATTATAAAGCGAGGTAAAAAGAATGGTTGGACTGTAAATGGTAGATTGGATGGTAGAATAAAGCGAACACCGGCATTGAATGAGTATATGTTATCGATTGAAAATTCAGATTCACCTAAGAACACAAAACTTTTTGCCGAGGCATATAACATACTTAGGGGTAACGTATCAGATTCTGTTTACACAAGAACAAGTGAAATCAAATTGACACAAGACAATAAGTTGGCTTTGACCGATCAATCATTCAACATACATACCTACAATGATATTTATCTAAGTGGAAGCATTGATCTCAATAACTATAAATTCGATTCCATCTTGAATCCAAGTGAATTTACAGGTGGACACTAACAACACTCAAAGGAATGTTTATGGATACTTCAAAATTTTTGAAACAAATTCGTGCTATAATTCGAGAAGAAATAGAATATGCACTTGACAAAAAATTGAATGAATCAACAAAGAAAAATGACGTGAAAACTCTAAATCATGGTATGAGTCTTATGAAGGAACTTGGTGTATTGAAGAAAGAACAAGTCAAGAAACCAAAATCATCTAAAACAGGTTTATCAAGTATTCAAGATATTTTGAATGAAACACGGATGTCTATGGAAACAGCTATGGATGACGATTATCCTGAGATGAGATTCACTACCGATTCAATTCATGCAGGTAGACACGTTCCGAACATGGTTCCTGAGGGATATAGTGAATCGGAACTAACACCGGAAGTATCTAATGCACTTACACGGGACTATTCTGCCTTGATGGCAAAGATCAATGAAAAAAAGGGAGCATGATAATTGTTCAGGAAAAAGACGATAATAACCAATCCGGCTGTTGTATCTAGAATACCACAGAAAACTAGAGGAATCGGTATTAGTTTGCCATTCAATAATCCGAATGGTATATTCTTCACTACATATCTAAACCGAAATCAGGTTTTTTCAAATTTGAAAAATCTTCTAATGACCTCAAAGGGTGAACGTTATTTTCAACCAGATTTTGGTACAGACATCAGAAAAATTCTGTTTGAAAACATAAGTGATGAAGAAGACTTCAAGGAAAAACTCAGAGGTGAGATACTTGCAGCAATATCATATTGGATGCCATATCTTTTCGTAGATACGCTAACCGTAAATGTAAACATGGATGAAGATGGTAGAGTAGACGACCCTTCACACGCGGTCGGTATTTTTCTTAGAGTCTCTATTACTGGTACGGGGATATATTTACCAGTCAGGATATTTATATCTGAAACAGCAACGATTCGTATAATTGAAGAGGCACAGAACTATAATGGCTGATCTAATAAAAAAGGACGTTCGTTATCTATCTAGAGATTTCGGATCTTTACGTCAAGGTCTAATTGACTTTGCCAAGAACTACTTTCCAGACACCTATCAGGATTTCAACGAGGCATCTCCTGGTATGATGTTTATGGAAATGGCCGCCTACGTTGGTGATGTATTATCATACTATACGGATGTTTCGTTGCAGGAGTCTATGATATTGAATGCAACAGAGACTCAGAATGTGATAAACCTGGCTCAGTCTTTTGGATATAAGCCAAAGACTTCTGTTGCTGCTAACGTGATATTAGATGTGTTTCAGTTAGTTCCTGCAATTGGAACAGGTGCAAATAATAGACCCGATTGGAATTATGCATTTGCAATAGAACCAGGAATGTTAGTTGCTCATTCTGGTGATTCAAATATAGAATTCAGAACCATTGATTATTTAGACTTCAAATTTAGTAGTTCATTTGACCCAACAGAAGTTTCTATTTTTGAAATAGATGATATACTCAATGAACCAACATACTATCTTTTGAAGAAATCAGTAAAAGCCGTTTCTGGTCTACTAAAGTATCAGGACTTTGAATTTGGTTCACCACTTCCGTATGATAAAGTTGATTTGATTGACTCATCTATAATTGAAATTTTATACGCCATAGATTCAGATGGTAATAAGTGGCATCATGTACCACATTTGGCACAAGACACTGTATTTGAACCTGTAATAAACATACCAAGAAATGATGTATCATTATCAGCCCATAGAAGTGAAACTCCATATTTGTTGAAATTACGAAAAGTTGCTAGACGATTTTCAACTAGACTTTTTAGAACAGAGATTGGGGCAGAAGATACATACGAAATACAATTTGGTGCCGGTGTTTCTGAATTCGATGATGAGTTACTGATACCTAATCCAGATTTGGTAGGTAAGTCACTTACAGGAATTGAATCATCAACATCAGTTGATATAGATCCATCCAATTTCCTATACACAAAGACTTACGGCTTAGCACCTAGCAACACCACTCTAAGAATTTTCTATACACAAGGTGGTGGACTTAGGGACAATGTTCAAGTAGATTCATTGACTCGAATTTCTCAGAGAACAATAAATCTTGATGAAACAGGACTGGACAATGCATTATATCAACAAGTGATAGGTAGTCTTGCTGTAACAAATCCTCAACCAGCTACTGGTGGTAATGACGGTGAAACATTAGATGAAATACGTCAGAATGCACTTGCTTCTTTTGCTGCTCAAAATCGAGCAGTAACAAAAGAAGACTACATCATACGTGCCTATAGTCTACCTCAAAAGTATGGTTCTATTGCAAAGGCATACATAACAAAAGATACACAACTCACTGAAGAATCTGTATTCAACAGTGATCGTGTTGCAAATGATCTTGCTTTGAATTTCTATGTTTTAGGGTATGATGCATCCAATAAACTAACAACACTAAATGATGCAACTAAAGAAAACTTGATAACATACATAAACTATCACAGAATGTTGACGGATGCAATAAACATAAAAGATGCATACATAATAAACATTGGTGTTGAATTTGACATTATTACACTTCCAGATCAAAACGGAAACCAAGTAATTCTTCGTTG